CTGGTACGGATTGTCTGGGTCTGCTGCGTGGTGTCTGGCGGGCGCTTGTCGGGCGGGAACCGGAAGCTGTGCCAGCCTATAGCAAGGACTGGTCCGAACCGCAGGGCGAAGAACGCATGTGGGCTGCCGCGCAGCGACATCTGATTGAAAAGCCAAAATTCGTGTTGGAAGTGGGTGATGTGCTGCTGTTTCGAATGCGAGATCGAAGCGTCGCCAAGCATCTTGGCATCGTCAGTGAAACCGGCGAAGCGCCGCGTTTTATCCACGCATATTCCGGATACGGCGTTGTCGAAAACGCATTGAGCGATCCCTGGCGCCGCCGGGTGGTCGCCTGTTTTGAATTCCCGTTGGAGGATCTCTGATGGCTACTATTCTTCTTGCTGCCGCAGGGGCTGCGCTGGGCGGTTCAATCGGGGGCACGGTCGCCGGTTTGTCG